CCAAGGTACATTGCCCCTTTGCGTGGCGACATAAGAAGCCTGTGGGGGAAAACCAGACTATCACCAATGGTCGTATCAGGGCCAGATAGGCATGGCATCTTATTGGCTGCCTGCAGGTCAGACCAGACATCTGCCGATGCCTATATAGGAGGACAGTCCTGCGGTGCTTTCACGCACTACTTCCTTCAGGCTATCAAGGAAAACCCATATGCCAGTTATGAGACTCTCATGATAAGGGTAACTCAACTACTGGGCATTGGAGGCTATAACCAAAAGCCCGAGATTGACTGTTATCCTTCTGATGAAAAGCATTTATTCTCGAAGGATGTGCTTGGATTGTAGATCAGAAGGAAAATCAACCTTGACCATCGAATAACTGTTTGCCCGACGAGTGGTCCCAGAAATGGGCAAAGCTGTTTTGCCATGGCTTATCTCTCCACTCGTCGGGTTTTTCTTTTGGGAGGTCATATGTGCGACATTAGAAGCCATGATAAGGCAGAGTATCGACGCTTGCTCGATGAAATCGGGGAGGATTACTGCCCAGTAGGTCATTATTGCATTTTTAAAGAGTGGCTCATTGCCGCTCACCCATCTCGCAGACTTCTTATCCAACTTAAGTGTGCCGATAAAGCAAAGTTCCAGTGGAGCGAGAAGGCTAAACAGGATATCGGATGGGATGAGACTCTTCGGAGGTGGGTAGCCGATGGGTACGCCAATAAGTTCGCCGATGTCTATCAGGATGGCAAGTCTGTCAGGGACATCTACAGGGAAACAATGAGCCAGCATTGAATAATCAGTAATGGAAGATATAAAACCAGGAGAAGTAGTATTATGTCATCACTGCTGTAACTCTGGATTCGCATCACTTGATACTTATTGCCAGTCGTACAAGGTAAAGTATGGAAAAAGACCAGTAGTAAAACTCATCAATGTGTTCAACGCAAAAAGTGGTGGATATCTGGATATGCTCGGAATAACTCCGGAACAGCTCATAACAACTGCTTATCTTGGAACATCCGATGGATGGATATCCGTGCCGGCTAGTAACTCGGCAGAAGTACCGCATATTGAAGTTAAGTAAGGAGAACAAAATGGCAAGAACTCAAGGAAAAGGCTCAAAATGGCGGCCCCACTGTATTCCCAAATGGGAATACGGATATGACTCCATATCCTGGAAGTCCAAAAAGAAAAGTAAGTCTAGTAAGATAGTAGAGATTAACAGTGATAATCCAGTGGTGAAAATATGCCAACGATAACTCCAGAAAAAGCCGCATCCAGAATGGTGCTCATAGCCAACAATATTATGAGCGGAATGACAGTCGTAGAAGCCGCTATGAAGGCTGGTTATGGGAAAGGCTGGGCACAAAATCAATGCTATACCATGATTAAAACCCCTGAATACCAGGCTATCTGGAATGACCTTTTGGAAAAGCGAAAGGCTAATCTGGCTGGCACGCTGGCAAAGATAACCAAGGAAGAACTTCTGGTTGACCTTGCTGCTATCCGTCAGGATATCAATGATATCAAGACTTATGGCGGAACCGAATCCATTCGTAAAAGGATGGCAAAAGTCAAGGCTATTGAGTCCATAGCCAAACTGGCTGGCCTGCTGGAGGATAACATCAATGTTCATCAGTCGGGCAATGTCGGCATAACCATCAACTTCGTTGAGCGTAACCCCACGACAGTCAATGTCGTGCCCGAAAAGCCAGTGGAATTGCAGGCACCAGTCAAACAGGATGTCCTAACTGTGCCAGCCGCATTACCTATCGCCATACCAGTCAATTTTACCATCAAGGAGGATAATGATGAAACACGACCGGGATGAGAATTCCAGTCGTGTGGTGCTCAATGTCGGGCTCGGAACGAGCCACGAGAAGGAGCTACGCAATGTTGCCTAACTCTGTCAGTAATCCCCCGCCTTTAGGTGTGGGGAGGTTCAATATCCAACTGTTCCCGGCTCAAATGAGCCTGGTGAAAAGTCAAGCCCGTGAGATACTCTACTCCGGAGGATACGGTTCAGGTAAGTCTTATGGGCTTTGCTGTAAACTCTTGACCCATGCTGTCATCCCGGGGAACCTTTGCCTGCTGGCAAGGAAGCACAGGGCTACCCTGAAGCACACCACCCTGCGTACCCTTCTGGTGGGCGACGGGAATTGCCCACCAGTCCTTCCATTTGGCTCGTACGAGCACAACGAGTCCAAAAGCCTTATCCACATAATGGGAGGCGGGGATATCATCTATATGGGCTTCGATGACGATATCAAGCTCCGAAGCTTGAACCTTGGGGCGGCCGCCATCGATGAAGGAATCGAGCTATCCTATGATGGCTCTGAATATATGGAGGTCCTTCATAGGTTGAGAAACTCTGCCGATCCTTGTAGGCAGATGTGGACATGTACAAACCCCGGTGGCAAGTCCCACTTCCTTTACCGCCACTTCTTCGAAGAGACAAACCATAATGCGTTCGTCATAGAATGCCAATCCACTGAAAATACGGAACTTCCACAGGACTATGTTGATAGTCTCAAGAGAATGTCGGGTGCTGCCCGTGACCGCTATCTGATGGGCAAATGGTGTGACTCCGAAGGTCTGGTTTACCCTGAGTTCAACACTTCGATGATAAAGGATGTGCCTGACATTGAAAATCTGGCGAGAAACTGGTATATCGGCATAGATGTCGGCCGCAAGGACCCCTGTGCCCTGCTTCTGGCCGCTTCCTACGGGTCTGGAGAAGATTGCAGGATACATATTGTCAGGGAGATTTACAAACCCGGGCTTGAAATGTCCACAACCATCTCTGATACCATGTCTCCATGGCGTGTCCATAACCCGCAAATCTTCTGTGACCCTTCAGCAGGAGGGACTATTACAGACCTTAACGCATCAGGTTGGACTGCTGAACCAGCCAGGAACAAGATAGCCGAAGGGGTTCAGATAGTAAGAAATGCCATAGGCTGTGGACATTTCAGCATATCCCCATCGTGTGTCAACCTGATTAGGGAGATAAGCTCATATTCACTGGATGCCAAAACTGGATTGCCGGCACCAGGACAATCAGAACATGCTTGTGATGCCTGTCGATATCTGATGCAGGCATGGAGTTCAGCCAAGGAGCCAATCATATCACCGGGAATTTACATTCCTGACGAAAATGACGACGATGCGTTTTCAAAAAATGGAGCCAAAACACATAACCAGGACACCGTTGAAGGAAATGAGCGTCAATACTGGGAACTACAAGACGATGAGTAAAGGGGAACACACAGTATGAATTTATTCGGACGATTTGGTAAGAGCATGTCCACGAAGTCAATTCCAGCCAATTCAGGCTTGAGCCTTGAGTCCTATGTCATGGCTCCCAAACCGTTACAGAACTCGCCCCAGGCACTTATAAACATGGACACAGGATATGTCTATGTGTGCAACAGGGTAAACAGTTCTGCCGTAGGTGCGTGCCGTTACCGTCTTTATACTGCCGTTGGCGGTAATGCTGTAAGAAAGTCATTGCCGAACTGGATACCATCCATCAAGGCAGACAAGAACCAGTCAGACTGGGTAAAGAAGTCTATTCCACAAGCCTACCAGACTGGCAACTCTGAAATTGTCGAGATTGTTGACCACCCTGTGCTTGACCTTCTTCGCCGTCCATCCGACAAGGTTGATGGCTTTTCCTTGTTCGAGTTGACAGAACAGTATCTCGGCATCATTGGCAATGCCTATTGGCAAATCGTATCCAAAGGTGGCAAGCCCATAGCCATAGAAATTCTCCCTGGCGAGTTTGTAATGGTCAAGCTCAATACCGACAACAAGATTATTGGATATCGTGAACAGATTAACGGAACTGGATGGACAAAGGATTTTGATTCCGATGAGATTATGCATTTCAAACAGCCTGCACCCGGTGCGTTCAGGAGAATAGGCACAAACATTGACGCTCCAACTGGGATATACGGGATGGGTCATTTGGAAGGATGCCTGCCTGAAGCCCAGCTTCTTGAGTCCATCAATACCTATGAGCGTTCATTGATGGATAACAATGGGCGGCCTGACTTTATTGTCAAGTATACACAGGGAAAACTCACGGAAGACCAGTCAAAGGCGGCTTCTACAAAGTGGGCAAATGCCTTCAAGGGGCTTCGCAAGTCAGGCAGACCAGCCGTCATGGATAACCAGTTCGACATACAGACGCTTGGCTTCAGTCCCAAGGACTTGTCCTATCAGGAAGGCAAGAAATGGCTAAGGACATCCATCTGCAACGCCTTCGGGGTTGATGAGAGCTTTATAACTGTGGAAAATTCCAATAGGTCAAACTCCGAAACTGGTCTTGAGAAATACTACAGGTTCACCGTCCTTCCCAAGCTTCGGAGGATTCAGGAGGTTATCAACTCGATGCTCATGCCGCTTTACGACAATGATCTTTGGATAGTCTTTGACGATCCTGTTCCCGAGAATTACCAGGCAAAGATTAAAAGGGACACGTCTGATGTCCAGCTCGGCATCATGTCCATCAATGAAATGCGTAAGGAAAGGGGAATGGAGCCATATCCGGAAGCCGAATATGACAGACCGCAACCCAAGCCGATGAGACTGGTTGAGCAACCTATCGATCAGGATAGTCAGGATAACAGCAATAAGGAATAAACATGAAGACAAAAGTTGGATACGACAATCTTTGCCAGATGCTTTCGGAAAAGCTCATGCTCAAGTTCGAGAAAATCCCATCAGGTTCAATGGTCGAACGCAAGATGACCGATGACGACTCGATGACGGTCGATCCCAATGAACAGAATGCCGTCATAGCCAGAATATCAAGCATTTCCGTTGATAGGTCTGGTGATGCTGTCATTCCCGAAGGAATGGACGCCGTTGACTTCAAGAAGAACCCTGTATGCTTTTTTGGCCACGACTATAGCCAGCCACCTGTCGGCAAGATTGTCAAGATGCAGATAACTAAAAAGGGAGTCTATGCCAAGATTGTCCTTGGAAGCACAGAAAGGTGCAAGGAGCTGTACACGCTCATCAAGGAGGGTATCCTTAACGCCTGCAGTATCGGCTTCGTCTCCACTGACTCTTACCGTAAGGGGGATAGCGAGTTTTCTGATTTCGTCAGGAAGAACGCTGAAAGGCTGGGTGATATTTCTGGATTGAAGAGAATTGTCACAAAATGGACTCTTCTTGAGAACTCTTTCGTAGGCATACCTGCCAATCAGGACGCACTTGTGGTTATGAAATCAATAGGCATCAGCCCATCCACGATTGCACTGTTTGAGAAGGGCGAGAAGAAGGTGGCTATGGAC